TGGACTTGAAGGAAACATCCAAGAAAATGAACTCTTGGGTGACTAAAATAACGGGTCAAGTGGAGAAGCTTTTCGCCTGTTCACGTTCTTCTACAGTAGATGAAAAGGGTGATGAAAAAGAGAAACCTGCCGAAGAAGTCAAAGCTGAAGATGTGAAAAAGGAGGATGGAGAGAAGAAGGAAGAAGAAGCCAAGAAATAAAGGATTGGGTTTGAATTGATCATTTTTTTACATTATTGTTGTTGTAAAAAAATGGATGTTTTTTTATTTGGTTTTTATTGATTTGTTTTTATGGGAGGATTTTGGTCTTTTACGTTGTGTTTTTCTTTTTCCACCGCCTGTTGATATTGTTGTTTCTGGAATAATATATTGGAAATGAATACCTGACTTATAGAGTCTAATGACATTATTATATTTATTGAATTTTAAATTATTTTCATTAACGTTTGAGTAATTAACAATGTATATATTTTTTTCATTCATGTATTTTTGTAAAAATTTCACTTGTTCAGGTGAAGCATCTGGATACCTCATTTTATTATCTGATGTGGGTTGTGGTGAAACGTAAAGTTTGATCTCTCCTATTTTTTCTGAATTTGACATATCATAATTTATAGTATTCTGAATGCTAGTTAAGATATCTCTTTCTGAATTATTATCTTTTGTTTCATCTTGGATTGGTGATGTTAATGGTGATGTTAGTATTTTAATGTACTTAGCATAATACTCGTCGAACTTGTTTGTATTTTTATATAAATTTAAAAACCCTTCACCATAGTCGTTGTTAATAGTTTTATCTGCATCAGCTTCATTGTTACCACTATATATGGTAGTAAGATTATTAATTTCATCTCTTACTATTCCTTTAAATACTTCACTCTTTCCTAAAAGTAAACGCATTCGTGTAGCAAAGTATAATTCTGTATTTTTATATTTTTCATTTCTTACTTCATTATCACTACTTTTTTTTTCATTTGAATCCTTTGCAAATGCTACGTGTTCGTCATCTACATTAATATGAATATCAAACATTTCTTGAATTATTTTAGATGCTGTTTTACCATTTTCGCATTTCGCAAGTATGCCATAAAATATGGCATAAAAAAAGCAATTGCCATCACCACCAACGTTTACAATTTTATGTGTAGTTCCAGTTCCATCTTCTTTCGGTAATAGAATATCAGGCATACCACCTTCGCGTATTTTATTATCATCATCATGATTTAAATTTAATATGTTTTTACTATTAAAAATAAAATTATAACCATCATCATCATCATTCTCATCATTCTCACCCTTACCTACAGATGAGCTATTCTTACTAAAAAACTTTTTCATTGTGCCATTATTCATTATTTTGTTTACCACATCGTTAATTTGTTGATCTTGATTGGTACCATCAATCTGTGTTACCATATTCAAATTAAAATTATCATCATTATTAATACCATCGGTTGTACCAGCGTGTATTAATTCCTTATTCTCATTTAAAAATACGAAATACAATGGACCTTTACCATTACTATCTTTCATATTCTTGTTCTATATAAAATATATATACTTAGTTAGTAAATATATTTTTTAATTAATCAATACACCAAAATCAACAAAATCACCATTTCGATTTCTTTACAGTAATTTGACTACCAGGTTTTCTCTTTTTGCCTTTATTGGGGTCATATGCTTCATCTTCATCATCCGAACCCATATCTTTTGATATATCCCAGAATTCCTTGGATCCTAATTTGAAATCCGGTCGACTTTCAGCCTTGTACCAAAAGATCTGGTCATGCAGTTGATTGGACTTTGCATTATTATTAATGACTAAACATTCATAATTCTCAGTGGTTTGGTCCATCACCGAACAAAAGGATTCCAATGTAGGAAACATACTGGCAAAATTCTCCCAGATTCGTTTACGGTTAGTCAAGTACGGTTCGCGCAAAATAAACACATAATCAATATTGGTTCTCAAGGTTGGAGGTATGCCTAAAGGATATTGCATCGTAATAATCAACATCACCTTCCAATGACGTCCATTCATAAACAACAACCGCATCAATTTGTCTCGGGACCAAGTATTATCGTAGAGACAATCATCTAAAATCACAAATGTCCGTGGATCGATCGTACTTCTACGGTACTCGGCGATTTCTTTTTTAATTTGTTTCAACACTGCCTTTTGCCGGCGCAGTATATTTTCAATCAAAACGGAACTGTATTCTTCGTGTATAAACAATTTAGGCACATGACTACTGTAGAAACCATTACCGGCTTCTGTTCCTGAAATCACGGTTCCTATAGGTATATCTTGATGGAAATACAATAGATCACGGACTAAAAACGATTTACCCGTATCTCTACGGCCAATCAAAACAATAACCGGTCCTTTGTTTTCGTCGGGCTTGAAAGTAATATTCCGCATATCGAACTTTTTTAATTGCAATGTCATTGATGTGATATTTTTTTATTATATTACAAATCCCCCTTTTTCTACTTATTTTACTTTAGGAAGAATTGGTTTTTTTTCTAACTGGAGTTATACAAAAAACGGCTAAATAGATTTCATTTGACGAACGGATTGTAGATATACACAGATGAAATATCCACTACGCGTTTAACAATATAAAATAGTTTATTTAGGAAATCCATATTGAGAGAAAAAATAAAACTTGCCACATAACAATACTATACTATACAGACAACCACAGACAACGACAGTAAATATGACAAAGAAAATACCACAAGAATGGAAAATTGAACCGGAAACAAACATTAGTATACCGGATTTGGAAAAAGCGGAGCGAGTCGGAGAATTGCAAACTATACAAACCTATAACCCATTGTATCATGTCTTTTTTGACAAAGCTATTCTCTCTACAGTATGTTTCAAACAGGATTATTATATTGTAGATTCGGAACACGTCGCTAAATCCTATGATCCTAAAGCAAATCGAATTCCTCGGTGTATGTTTATTAAATCGGCACCTTTGATCGACCCCATTCATTATTTGATTGGAAAATACGTCGAAGATGACCGTAAATGGCTGAATTTACCACAACCTGATTCTACCGATAGTACTGTAATGCGAAAGGTATTGAACCGTAATAATACATCGTACATCGATATGTTTTTTAATTTTCTCTCCAGTCAATTGCTTTCCAAACACGAATTTATCCACGGGATCCAATTCTACGGTTCTTTTTTAGGTATTCAAAAGAAATTTGTCTTTAATGCCTATGACGATATTGAATACTTACAGGAATCCGACTTCTTTTTAGACAATGCGGGTAAACTATACGAAATCGACGAATCGATGGAAACCGAATCCGAGGATGAAAAACAAAATAGTCCCGTGAACCACAATACCCAGCAAAAACGGCCTAAATTAACCATAGGAGATGGAAACAACGACGAGATTTCCATTGACTTTACCGAAGAAATCCTATACGATAACGACCATATACCACTCTCTACAGAGAAGCCGAATCCTCCTTTGGTAAGTGAAAATGACTTGGAAATCGTGTATGAAAACGCTAAAAAGAAAAAAAGTGGTCTTACGGACACAGATGAGTCAGATTCGGATGAATCGGATAATGATTCCGATTCCAGTTCTATTAATTACAGTACAGATGAAGATCCTGTTAATGCAGATGAATCGAGAGAAAAGACAAGTGACGACGACGATGAAGATGACGATGAGGGTGATGATAATGATGATGATGATGATGACCAGGACAATTCCAGTTGCCAGGATACAGAGTCGTCGGGTGACGATTTTTTACCGTTGTATATCTACGATTTTCCTGTACAAATGATTGCCTTGGAAAAATGCGATGGAACTTTAGACGAATTATTGGAAAAAGAGGATATAACCGAGAATGAATTGACGGCGGCTTTAGCACAAGTGATCTTTACTTTGATTGCCTATCAGAAAATGTTTTCGTTTACCCATAATGATTTGCATACCAATAATATTTTATTCAAAAAGACCAAGCAAAAACACATCGTCTATTGTCTCGATAAACAATATTACAAAGTCCCTACGTATGGCCGTATTTTCAAAATAATCGACTTTGGAAGAAGTATATACCGATTTGAAAATCACATTTTTTGCAGTGACAGTTTTGCCCCCGGTGGTGATGCCAATGGTCAATACAATACAGAGCCATATTGGAATAAGAAGAAACCCAGATTAGAACCGAACCCCAGTTTTGATTTATGTCGTTTGGGATGCTCACTGTATAATTTCTTCTTCGATCCCGATGAACCTTTACCGAAAACAATGACGCCAATTCAGTCATTGGTACATTCCTGGTGCTTGGATGATCAAAATATGAACGTACTGTACAAACGCAATGGAGAAGAGCGATACCCCAATTTTAAACTGTACAAAATGATAGCGCGATTGGTTCACAATAAGACGCCGATGAGTCAGTTGAAATTACCCATGTTTAGCAAATATCAATGTACCAAACCCAAGAAAAAAACGGCTAAAGATCCGGCCATTATGAATATTGATCAATTGCCAATCTTGTTTTGGTCGTCATTGGAGACAAAATAACTATAATAAAAAAATAAGCGTTATACTTTTTTTATTATAGAACACACACACACATACACGTTTTTCCTACAGTGATCCTACATTGATTTATCCAAGACGAGGGAATTGGACAAGGTTGGCACCGATACCGAATCCTGCACCACCTCTGGCACTACTTGCCATAGTAGGAACGAAGACGTCCAATATGGCAAACGTTGCTGCTGCTGATAGGGCAATAATAGTGATTTCTTCCACATCGAGTTTTCTCTTTGGGATGGCAAATGCTGCTAAAGCAACCATGATACCTTCAACAAGGTACTTGATGGCACGTTTTAAATATTCACTAAAGTCGACTGCTGGCATAATTTACTTGTAAGCAATATAGAATAGAATAATAAAATATTTTACCGATAAAAAAGAACTTAAATTGTAAATTTCTCTCTAAAGTATATTATTCTATTGTACCCTTTCCCCCCACTTGAAAAATCCCTAAATATGTCTTCGCGTACTTTTGAAAAGAAAATGACTCCCGATGGGAAACTAAATCCCAATTATGTTGATTTATTAAATGAAGATCCAGTGATTGCCAGCCAAATGTATGGTTGCTATTCATTTGTATCTCCTGAAAAGATTATTCGCAATCGCGAATTGTTCATGTTTGAGAAGTTTGTCAAACAATGGCAGTACAGTAAAGCAGTGGCCATGTTTTCTGATTTCACGCAATTTTTATCGTACAAGTACAGTATTAATCCGGAAAACATCTTGAATGATTTAGTGACTTTTTGCAAAGAAGAAGAAAATGTGCTAAAGCGTGAAGATGTGGTCGGTGATTTCAAACAATTCATGGACAAAAGCGAAGAGCGTTTGGCCGAAGAATACAATCGCGATAACCAATTCCAGACTTCTGTACGGGGATTCATTAATCGTGGTAATTTCGCTAGTCCTGAAGAGGCCGAGAAATACGCCAAGGAACTCCGTGATCGTGACCCCAATCACGACATTTTCGTGGGACGTAACTTTGTATGGACACCATTGGACCCCGATGCTTATAAAACCGGACGCATTGAATTCTTGGAAGAAGAACTAAACCAACTTCACCACGAGAAATTGAAGAACGAGAAAAAGGCAAAGGAAGAGTTTGAAAAGCGTTTGTATGATGCTAAACGCAAGGCCATTGAAGAAAATGTCCGTCAAGCCAAGGCCAGTGGAAACAAACTGACCCAAACCATGGATGAAGATGGTAACTTGGTAGGAGCCAATACAATCAATTACGATGAACGTGAAGCGGCCGAACCTATTCAAAGTAAAAAGCCCTTTTTGGAAGATGGAAATAAAAAAGAGTAAATATATGGGGTAGTTAATTAAGGGTCCTTGTAAAATTGACGAAACTTGTTTTTTATATTAGGATTTACACAAAAAAGCCTAATTTTATTGTAAATCACGAACGAACCACACGACAAAGTATGCAAACCATTTGGACAATGCCTTCATTGCAATTTGAAGTAGGACCACAACCAGAACCCGATTCTTCTACAGTAATCGACACGCAGATTGATACACAGATTGATACTATAATAGACGAACCTATTGTACTATCAGAAAACGAAGTCACTGAAAACGAAGTCACTGAAAACGAAGTCACTGAAAAGTACCATGAATCTACAGATGACGACAATTCATCGGTGGATTCTATTATTATCAAATTGGCTAAACGAAAACAAAATGTATCCATATCAGCATCTCAAGTGGCACAAATCTTCAATTTGTCTCCATTTGGTACAAAAGAAGATCTCACCAATAAATTGCTAAAGAAACACATAATCGATTATGAGTACGTGGACAAAGATGCTCTTGTTCTACAGGAATTATCACCGGAAGGTCTACAGTATCACCGCTTTGTACTTCAAAAGATTAAACACTGTAGAGAAAGTAGCGAATTGCGCAAATTGGCTGGAAAAGGCATAGCATGTATCTTTTCTACGGAGCAATACAAAAATGCATCGGCGAAAACCAAGGCCAATGACCAACGTGTACTATTGAGTCACTATAGACGGGTATTTGGTACTTTAAATGAGGAACATGTGGCGGAAATCGTAGGACGTTACGGAAAGGCCATTCATAAAGACGACAAAACGTATACATTGATGATTAAAAATAGCATTGATTTCCAATTTGTGGTTTCGGGAAGAATCGATCGTATCTTGGAACGCGAAGATGGAACCCGGGTCTTGATTGAAATCAAAAACCGGGTCAATTCGTTTCATAAGAAATTACAACGCTATGAAAGTATACAAGTCCAATTGTATTTACAAATGACCGGTCTAGAAGAAGCGTTTTTGATTGAATATTACGAACGCAATTTCCGGTATCATAAAATCAGACGTGATGATTCCTACTATAATCACGTACTACGGCCACAGTTGATTCACTATACAGAATACTTACAGAAGTGTATGAAAGGCCGGGATCTTCATTGAGTTTTGTATTTGTACTGTCGTTTATACTGTAGGATAATAATACCAATCTAAATATTCACACACCTTTTTCCAAATCATGTCTTGTTCCAATTGCTTAATGCGGTCTTTCATCATAGGAATGAATGGCAAATATTGACGTTGGTCCAATAAAACGCACAATTGACACAAAATATAAGTATAATTGAAAAAATTGGTCCGGGTGATCGGACAAAAAATGGCCCACGGTTGTTGGATTTCAATGAACAATACACAAAGGGTTTCAATCAACTCTTCATCCATGACCGGTGGCTGAATGCCTAAAATCGAATTAATGTACTGTATATGTTCAAAATATTT